ATCTAGATATAACAAAGTTAATATAGATCACCTTAAAGAACAAATTATATCTATACAAAAAGTAATAGATAAACTTAGAAATGGAACACACTAATGGAACAAATGGTTATAGCTTTACTTATGTTAGTAAACAATGAAATTAAGGAAGCAAGATTGCAGCCTGATTTAAGTACTTGTTTAAAAGGTAAAAGAGTTGCCAATAGAACTATTTCTAATAATGTAGAATACAGATGTATTAAATCTATGGCAGAGTTAGAAAATAATATAGATGGTTCTAAATCAATAAAAAAACTTATATTAGATTAACTATAATCTCTTTCTATGATCATTTCTAAATAATGGATAGCTTTTTCTATATCCTTACGCTTACCTTTCTTTTGGTGTCTACATATATATTTAATAGCATTGCCTTCAGCGTATTGTAATTTATTTTCATTTATAAAATGTGCAGGTTGAATACGCATAGATTTATAGTGATCACCATCTACCTGCTTATTTAATGTATCGTATGTCATATCTTTAAATATATCCTTATGTGTCATTAAAAACTTAATCTAAATTTATCTTTATGTTTATATTGTTTTCTTGGTTTGTTCAACACTCTATGTTGACTTTCTTTTAAAGAATATAGATTTAACTTCATAGCAGCAGTAAATTTTCTACAAGCCATATCAGGATCTATTTCTGCATAATGACATATAGTTCTAAAGTCTACTGAATTACTTATAAGCCAATCTATAGCATTACGTTTATCTATAAGATAATATTTATCTAAACCATTATACATGGCATCATGAATTGCTTGACTAATTACTGCTCTAAATAAATATCTCTCAGGACTTTTCATCTATAACTTCATACGTCATTCGCTGCTCTACTGAGTCAGCTTCTTGCCAGTTTAAAGTTGTAGGATCTATAGCATTTAATATCTTTAATGCTTCTTCATCTGACGTTGCATTAACAAATATTTCTGTATAAGCAGGAAGTATAACCCATTTCTTAAACTTATAAATCATATATTGTTTTTACGTCTACTTGCTTCTAATGTTCTAAATAAATCGATGATAAGACCTTCTTTGTCTCTTTTATTCTCAAGTGTACTTGCTTTAACCTCTGCCTCAAATAATTCTCGTATAGCAGTCTCATATATTTCGCTTCCATAGTATGCTTGTTCTTTGGCAGAGATACTCTTATCAATTGAATTACCAGTGATATGGAGAGCTTTCTTTCTCTTAAGAAGCCTATCCAAATATTTAACTTGAGCATTAGCTTGAGCATTTTCCTCGTCTGTGTCCGATAGAAATTTTAAGGAGTCTTCCAATCTCTTTTCTGTAATCATCTTTATCCTTTCTTAAATATAATTTATATAATTTGTTTACTAAGTATTCATTGTTATAAGTGTTTATACCCATCATTTCTAGTTCTAATTTGAACAAATACATCCAAATAAATCTCCACTCCCATCATGCATGACGTAAGCATTTAAAGAATCAGAATATGTACTTAAATGTAATCTTAATACATCACACAAATTAAAACAATCTACTTGGTTAAATATTTTTAAACTAGCTGTCATTTCTTTAGTTACTTCAATAAGATGATACACTCCATCATTGTATATTATTAGTTCCATAATTAACCTTTATTAATTGATTTACTACTGTTGTCCAAGGGTTATAATCTTTTGCACATCCTAACAAACTTGTTAATATAAGAAGTACAATAATAAATTTTATTTTCATCATAAATTAAAAAGGCACTGCTAAATGGGTCTTTAACCACTCTCTAGCAATGCCTAGTTTTCTAACTCGAGGGAGATAAGAAATTGTTAAAATGGTGCATCATCTGATAGCATTTCATCAACACTATTAGCTTTTGCTTCTAATACCTTTCTAACCAGGTTATCAATTTGTTGAAACTCTGATTCAGTTGGTATTTTACCACCAGACATATAAGATCCTATAAGATTACTCATAGTCAATCTATATTTTTCTGAAAATTGATCATTAATATTTCTAACAGCTTGTACACCACTTGAACTAACCATATTAGTTGCAGGTGCTGCAGAAGAATCTCCACTTAGATTTTCTATCATACTAGCTGTTTGGTATTGTTTACCTGTCTTACTTGTTCTAACAGGTTGGGCTGCAATTTTTAATCGATCTCCCTTTTGCCATCTAGATGAGCCTAAAGCTTCACCATAGATTGTCATATCACTGCCATCATCTTTAGTGATGTAAACAGTAACTTGACCATCATCTTTCTCAAATGCTTTTTTAAATGAGCATTCAAACGTCTCGGTTTCCATATTGGTTCTCCTATTTATTTGTTTTATTATATTTCCAAACTTTTGCATTGCTTAGTATTATACTAATTAAATGCTTTTTGCCAAATCTTTTTTGCAAAGACTTTAGTTGGATCGTCATCATGTTTACCCCATCTAAAGTTATCCATAACTAATGGGTACATTTTTACTACATCTTCTTTAGTTTTAGCTATATTTAAGATATGCTCAATATTATGCATAGCTTGTAGCATAGGCTCTAAATACCCCTCTCTTTCCTCCATATCCACGCTGTAAACGTCTTTGTAAGAACAATAGAGTAAAGCAGTCGGTTTATTGAAAAGATCCTTGTACAGAGCTTGTTGACGCATATCAGCAGCTTTTGGATACCATCTACTATCAATACTGCCATTTTTGAGTCTTTTGATATAAGCAGTAGCTTTAGTATCTATGATTACATTCTCAAACTCAAAGTCAGTTTTACCTATAACATCATAGGTTAGACCATATTTATCACCAGGTATTTGCAGTTCATTTTGCCAAGAAACAATTTTACCAAATTGAGGTAATTCTTTAACAAATTGTGTAGCTATTATACCTGACCACAAACATTCATCATCAGTTGCATCACCTTTATATTTAGTAGTGTATAGATTTTTAGCATAATCTATGATAACTTCTTCATCAATGATTTGGTTTTGCAAAGCATGATCTGCTGCATCTTCTGCAGTACTACCCATTATCATTCTTGCATTCGGTTGTGATTCAAAATCATACAAATTGTCAATAATCCAACGAGGTGGACTGTCAATAAATGTATTAGTTTTTGAAGCACTATGTCTATATTCAATCTTCATATTTATCTCCTTATGGTTAATCGTATTCAAAAGTATTGTAGCTCATCTTATAATGTATCTTTAGATGTATTAAAAGGTAAAAAAACAATTAATAACACCAATGATTATAAAATATATAATTTATGTATTTTACTTTGTTGGCTATTGCACCCTACACAAGTGTATGGGTGTAAGAGCACTATTGCTCGTTTACATAATTGTAAAAAAAACAGAGTTTATAGACTTAATAATTTATACAATAAAAACAAAAAATTTAGATCTTTTGTTGATAATGCGATAGAAGATTATAAAGTATCTTATGCGTCAGATTGAAAAACCTGAATTAATATCTACAATTTTAGATAAACGTAAAGTATGGATGAATATACGTGAGTCTCGTTTAATGTATATGTTTCATCGTAAGCTCATATCTATTGAAGAATATGAAGCTGGATCTAGGTATCGTCTTATGTGTGAGCTCCAAGGTGGTGGAACTGGCAATGTTCTCAAAGAACGTATTGATGGTGCTAACACAGATTTTATTACATCATCTCTTGGTGCTGCTCTTGCAGTCAAAGATGTAGATGATGAGATAGGCAAACGACTTTCTAATATTATGAAGTTGTTTTGTCATTTTAATTTTGGTATTATTGAGATAGCACATATGTTAAGTATGTCAGAACGCAGAGCATCTAACAACGTACATGAAGGACTATCTAGTTTAGCAATTTATTATGGTTACAAAAAAGTGCACAATACTATCAGAGGACAAGGCACAAAGAATCAAAGACAAAGAGTACCTAAAATGGGTAGCTTCTAATCCTTGTATACTTTGCCAAGACACAAGATGCCAAGCTCACCATGTTACTTTTGCTATGCCTAAAGGTTTTTCACAGAAAGTTGGAGATCAATATACTGTACCTCTTTGCTACCCTCATCATCATTTATTACATACAAATGGTATGAGTGAGAAAGATTTTTGGATAAAATTAGACATAGATGCTATTGAAATATGTCGTAGATTCTATGACCATTACCACAATATGTGGAAAAATAAGAACTTTTTTTATGATGATTCTATGTTATGGCGTACTGTGTACGATGAACTTGTACCTAAGATACAAAATAACATTGATTTTCTACTGCAACCCAAATAACTAATAAGGATATCCTCGCCAGAGGTACGTAAATATGACTAAGATTTTAAAGTTTCCTAAAAGCAAAAAACCTTATTCTGAAGTATTTCTAACTAACGTAAAACCAGAAGCTATTGGAGACTTTATAAAAGGCCAAAATCCTGGTATGTCAGTTAGAGCTGCAGACGCAATGGCTCTTGCAATTATTTACAGTACGTATCTACAATTAGTATTTGATGAAGAAGGACATAACGTACCTTCTAACATTATGGATGCATTAGAAGAAAATGATCATTCAACTTTTATATGGGCTGTAGATGACAAAAAAACGTTACACTAAAAAGAAAATATCTTTTTCTAAAGATTCTCAAACATTACCTTATGACAAATACAGAGTTGAGTGGGTTGACTGTGTAAGTGATTCAGGTTGGGCAGAGAAAAAAGAATTTACTAATATGAAATTAGCTAATCCTGTTAACGAAGGTTGGCTGTTCTCTAAAGACAAACATTCTATTAAATTGTTTGCAGCATATATTGAAGAAGATGGATCTTATACTTATGGAGATCGTACTAATATTCCTACATCTTGGATTGTAAAGATGACTAAAATTTAACAAGCC